CTAAGTATGGTATCGCCTACACTGATGGAACTGAGCGTATTACTCAGCTTAATAGGCCTCTTGAGAACAACTTGCTTAAACAGATAGAATACTTAACAAATGTACTGTATAGCCAGCTTGGTTTTTCAGAAGAGATCCTAAAAGGAATCGCCGATGATAAAACTATGCTGAACTATAATAATCATATTATAGAGCCAATTCTATCTGCATTTATAGATGAAATGGGAAGAAAGTTCTTAACTAAAAATGCAAGAACTAGAGGCCAACGGCTAATGTTCTTCCAAGATCCATTCAAGCTTATCCCAGTTACTAGTATTGCTGAGCTTTCCGATAAGCTTACTCGTAACGAGATAATGTCCTCGAATGAGGTTCGTTCGCTTCTTGGCTTAAAGCCTTCTAAGAATCCGAAGGCCGACGAGCTTAGAAATAAAAATATGCCTGATCAGCAGACAGGGCCTTCTGAGATTGTTCCATCCGAGATTGTTCCATCTGATGATATGGCAGAAAATACTATATAAGGAGAAATTCAAAATGGGACGTAAATACGATTTTGGCGGTTATGCTACCAAGAACGATATTAGATGTTCCGATGGACGCACTATTCGTAGAGATGCTTTTAAGGAGCAGGATGGTGCAAAGGTGCCGCTGGTATGGCAGCATCTGCACGATGATCCGAGTAATGTGCTCGGCCACGCCATTCTTGAAAATCGTAATGATGGTGTGTATGCATATTGCACATTCAATAACTCCCCAAAGGGCACGGCGACTAAGTCGTTAGTGGAACACGGTGATGTGGTAGCATTATCTATTTATGCCAATCAGCTTAAGCAGCAGGGCGGTAATGTGCTGCATGGATGCATTCGAGAAGTAAGCGTTGTTCTTGCTGGCGCTAATCCTGGGGCTCTTATCGATACTCCAGTTTTAGAGCATGGTGATACATATGTAGAGCTGGAAGATGAGGCCACGATTTACACCGATTCTTCCATCGAACTGTATCATGCCGATAAGGACGATGAAGACGCTGACGAAACTAAAGAGAAGAAGGAAGCGGGTAACGAGCCCACTCCTAATACTGTAAATAATAATAATTCCAATAAGGAGGAAAAAGAAATGGCTACCGAGAATAATAAGGAAAAGACCGTTCGAGACGTTTGGGAAACTTTAACCGAAGAGCAGAAGCAGGTTGTTTATTTTATGATTGGCCAGGCAGTTGAAGATGCTCAGGGAAATGACGACGATGATGACGATGCTAAACACTATGATTTTGGAGGCGATGCTATGAAGCACAATGTTTTTGACGAAAGCACGGATACCGGTTTCACCCCTATCACTACTGAGGAGTTTACTCAGATTATGAGCGATGCCAAGCGAATTGGTAGCATGTCCGAGGCCGTTATGCAGCATATGGATGGCGGCGTACTGGCTCACGCCGATACTCAGCCTCAGTATGGCATTGAGAACGTTGACTACCTGTTCCCTGAGGCTCGCACTCTTGGTGGAACGCCCGCCTTTATTCGTAGAGATAATGGCTGGGTTACTAAGGTTATGAATGGTGTTCACCGTAGCCCCTTCTCTCGGATTAAGTCCGTGTTTGCCAATATTTCCGAAGATGAGGCTCGGGCTAAGGGTTATATTAAGGGCAATATGAAGCGCGATGAGGTGTTCACTCTGCTGAAGCGTACTACTTCTGCTGCCACTGTGTACAAGAAGCAGAAGATGGATCGCGATGATGTGAGTGATATTACCGATTTTGATGTTGTCGCATGGCTGAAGACCGAGATGCGCAGCATGCTGGATGAGGAGATTGCTCGTGCTATCCTGATTAGCGATGGCCGTAGCGCTTCTGATGACGATAAGATCAACGAGGCGAACATTCGTCCTATCTGGAAGGATGAGGACCTGTATACTATTAAGCAGGCTGTCACCGTTGCTGCCAATGCCGATGATGACGATGTTGCCAAGGCTATGATTAAGGCCGCCGTCAAGGGTCGCAAGAATTATAAGGGCTCCGGCAATCCTACTTTATTCACCACTGAGGATGAGCTGACTAATATGCTGCTTCTGGAAGATAATCAGGGTCATCGGTTATATGATTCTCTGGAGAAGCTGGCTACTGCCATGCGTGTCCGTGAGATCGTGACCGTTCCTTCTATGGAGAATCAGACTCGCACTGATGCTACCGGCACTACTCGTACTCTGCTTGGCCTCATTGTCAATCTTGATGACTACAATGTTGGTGCCGATAAGGGTGGCGCAGTCAATATGTTCGACGACTTTGACATCGACTATAATCAGCAGAAGTACCTGATTGAGACTCGCTGCTCTGGCGCTCTTGTTAAGCCTTATTCTGCAATTGCTTTGGAGAAGGTTGTTAGTGTTAACTAAAATATATATTTAATATAAAAGGAGGACTATAAGAATGTTTACTTTATTTGCTAAGGCTTGGGAAAAGTTCGCCAAGAGTGTTGTTCTGTTCTACAAGGCCTCTGACGGGATTCTGTATTATGGTAAGACCGGTGCTACTTATACTAATCCCGTTTCTAAGGCCGAGCTTGGCAACTTGTTTAAGAAGGGCATGATCGTTATTGACACCGGCGACGGTTTCGTTCGTCCTACATTCTTTGGTGAGGATACTGATTATGCCTACGTGGGCAGCGTTCGCGCGGATGATTCCGATAAGGCTGTCGAGACTCTGTACTATTCTGACGGTTACGAGGGCTAACTAGAACTTATGAAATATTATGGAAATGTTGGGTACAGAAATACTAAAGAAATTCGCCCTGGAGTATGGGATACCGAGGAGAATGTAGTAGAGCGTCATTATTATGGGGATGTTTTAGAACCTTCTAGGCGGTTTTCATCTTCTGACAAAGTGAACGATGATATTTCCGTTGAGAATAAGATTAGCATTATCTCGGACCCGTTTGCGATAGAGAATTTCCATAATATTCTTTATATTTCCTGGATGGGCTCTAACTGGAAAGTTACGAAAGTTGATGTGCAGTTCCCAAGGTTGATATTAACGCTTGGAGGTGTTTATAGTGTCTAGCAACTTTGAAACTAGTCGCTTAAATTTTGATGCCAAGCTTAGATCAATCCTTGGGAACTCTAATACTTATTTTCAGCCACCAGAAAATTTAAAAATAAAGTACCCAGCAATCATTTACTCTTTAGACGGTCTTGACACAGATCACGCTGATAATTTGTGGTATCGATTCGGATATAGGTTTGAGGTTCAACATATTCATAGCGACCCAGATGTTGAAATTATGGATTCTATGAGAACTAAATTTACATATTCTAGATTCGATAGACGTTTTGTTTCAGATAATTTGTATCATGATGTTTATACAATTTACTATAAATAGGAGGTTTATCTATGCCTGAATTAGTGTGGGATGCTGTTGGTGAGCGCTCGTATGAAAACGGTGTGGACCATGGCGTTTTATATGTGCAGAATACTAACGGCACGTACCAGAATGGTGTTGTATGGAACGGCTTAACTAGCGTTAGTGAGAACCCAGAAGGTGCGGATGCTAATGACCTGTGGGCTGACAATATTAAGTATGGCTCTCTTCGTAGCGCTGAGACTTTTGGCGCAACTATTGAAGCCTATGTTTATCCGGATGAGTTCGGCATTTGCGATGGCTCTATTGATATTGCTCCTGGCGTACGAATTGGCCAGCAGAAGCGCCGCGCTTTCGGTTTCTCTTATCGTACCAAGATCGGAAACGATACCGACGACGAGGCCGGTTACAAGTTACACATTGTGTACAATGCTACCGCGTCTCCGTCTTCCAAGGATTTTGAAACCATTAACGACTCCCCTGACGCTATTACGTTCTCTTGGGAAGTTGACACCATTCCTGTGCCCGTTCCTGGTTTTAAGCCTACATCAACCATCGAGATTGATTCTCGTAAGACCAATGCCACTAAGCTCGCGGCATTAGAGGCAATTCTTTATGGTAGTGCCGCTAGCACTGCTCGTCTTCCGAGTCCTAGCGAGATTATGGCGTTAATGAGCGGTACTGCGAATAATTACGCGGTTCAGAATAATCTCATTAATGTTACTTCTGACAATGCTGATACCGTTGTGGCTGCTTCTAGTAGCTATAGTGCGCATTTGACTGCCGCTTCCGGTTATACCATCGCGAATGTGATTGTTGTTATGGGCGGCGTTGACGTTACATCCAGCGCTTACTCTAGCGGAACTATTACTATTGCTTCCGTAACCGGCCCGATTACCATTATGGCCGTAGCGAACGAGACTTAAAATCAAAATGGAATTTGAGCGGTATTCAGTTCGGCTGGCCGCTCTTTTTTAAATCTTGAAAGGAGATACATATAATGCTTAGAAAAGTTGTAACCTATAAGGACTTTGACGACATTGAGCGTCAGGATGAGTTGTGGTTCAATTTGACCAGAACTGAGGTAACTGAACTTCAGCATTCTGAGGTTGGCGGTTTAGATAAGGTCATGGCTAAGATTGCCAAGACTAAGGATAAGAAACGTATTCTTGAGCTTATTGAGCTTATTGTTCTTAAGGCATACGGCGAGAAGAGTCCCGATGGCCGTAGGTTCATTAAGCGGATGGGCGATCGTATTCTCGCTGATGAATTCCGTGAGACGATGGCGTTTGACGAAATTATGTTCGAGTTCTTTACTCAGCCAGATCACCTGGCTAGTTTTATTGAAGGGATTCTTCCTGAGCTTCCGGAGGAGGCTAAGACTAAGATTGAAGAAATTAAGAAGAACCCCGATCTTATTAATGAAATCTAAATAGGAGTTGGTGAGATATGCTCCCGATTAAAATCCCAGACAAAGAATTGTATATTGAAGAACGAAATGAGTTCATTACAATTAAAGGATGCACCTTACAGTTGGAGCACTCACTAGCCTCTATTTCAAAATGGGAAGCGAAATGGGAAAAACCGTTTCTTAGTACCGATAATAAGACCACGGAGCAGCTTATCGACTACGTCCGGTGCATGACGATTACAGAAAACGTAGATCCGAATGTTTACTATATACTTACTCCATCCCAATTTTCGGAGATTAATGAGTATATTAATGCCAAGATGAGTGCTACCTGGTTTTCAAAAAATTCAAAAGGGCCATCCAGTAGAAAGATTATTACATCCGAAGTAATCTACTATTGGATGGTCTCTTTTAATATACCTTTTGAATGCGAGAATTGGCACCTTAATAGGCTTATTACTTTAATCCGTATATGCGGAGAAGAAAACAAGCCGAAGAAGAAACCAAGTAAAAAAGAAATTTTAAGTAGAAATAAATCGCTTAATGCCGCTAGACGTGCGGCTCTTAATACTAAGGGGTAACCGCAATGTCAATGGTTAAGCTTTCACAGTCTGGTAACTTCAAGCATACTGAGAAGTTACTTGACAATATATTTCAATTGAATATTAGAAAAGAATTAGATAGGTTCGGAAAAAAAGGAGTCGAGGCACTAAGAAATGCTACTCCAAAAGATACAGGAAAAACCTCAGAATCTTGGGGGTATAAGATTTTTGTATCCAAAGGCAGCGCGTCAATAACTTGGACCAACTCTAATTCAAATGATGGAGTCCCCATCGCATTAGTTATACAATATGGCCACGGAACTCGAAATGGCGGGTATGTCCATGGTATTGACTATATTAATCCTGCATTACAACCTATATTTAAAGAGATAGCCGATGAAATTTGGGAGAAGGTGACTAAAGATTGAGCATCGATAATCGAATAGTTAACATGGAGTTTAATAACTCCAGATTCGAAGCTAATGCCAAGACCTCAATGAACACTTTAGAGCGTTTGAAGCAGGCTCTGAATTTTACAGGTGCTGAAAAAAGTCTTAACTCTCTCGATTCGGCTGGGAGAAAATTTAATCTTGCCGGTGTTGGAAACGCATTAGAAACCGTTACTGGTAAATTTTCGGCATTTGAGATAATGGCAGTAACTGCATTATCCAATATCACTAATAGAGCCGTTAATGCCGGTGTTGCGATGGTCAAATCTATGTCAGTCGACCAAATTGCCGCTGGCTGGAACAAGTATGCAGAAAAGACCACTGCTGTTCAGACTATTATGGCAGCTACTGCTGATACTTGGGAGGCTTCTGCTAGAGCTGCCGGATTTGATGGCAGCCAAATGGAATATGTAAATTCTCAGATGGAGAAGCTCAACTGGTTTACTGATGAAACTTCATACAACTTTGTTGATATGGTGTCAAACATTGGTAAATTTACAGCAAATAATATTCCGTTGCAAGATGCCGTTACATCAATGCAGGGCATTGCTAACTGGGCCGCTATTTCTGGACAAAATGCAGGAGCAGCTTCCAGAGCGATGTATAATTTATCGCAAGCGCTTGGCGTTGGAAGTGTTAAACTTATGGACTGGCGTTCTATTGAGAATGCCAACATGGCAACTTCTGAATTTAAGAAAAAAGTTCTTGAGGTTGCTGCTGCTAATGGAAAAATATCTCAGGATGCTAATGGCGTTTACAAAACGCTTGAAGGAACTGAAGTTACAGTTGAGAGTTTTAGTCAGACTCTGTCTGAAGGCTGGTTCGATAAGAAAACACTAATTGGCGTTCTCGATTTATATGGTGGTTTCACAAACGAACTATATACATTTTCTGAAGCCACCGGTCTAACTGCCACTCAGATTTTACAGCTTGTTGATGCCAACAGCAAAGGGACATTGTCAACGGAAACTCTTCGAAAGACTTCTAGAGATACCGGAGTTAGTGTTGACGATCTTAAAAAAGGCATTGATAAATTAGGGTCCAGCCAATATGACTTTGGTAGAAAAGCATTTAAAGCGGCCCAAGAGGCAAAAACTTTTGAAGACGCTATTAATGCCACAAAGGATGCTGCTTCTACTGGCTGGATGAATATTTTCGAGACCATCTTTGGCGATTATGAGAAAGCTAAAGTTTTATGGACTGATTTTGCAAACTTTTTATATGATTCTTTAGTTTCTCCATTAGAGAAAGTTCAAGAATTACTTGACGGATGGGCAGATACTAAAGGTTTACTATTTGATATAATTAATCTTGACGAAAATGCCAATCCCGTTAACTATAATTTGGATACGGCTATTGGTCAGTACCTTAATACGGCCAACGAGCAAATTAAAAGCGGTGTGTCTGAGGTAGAAACCCTTAGCCAGTTATTTAGTCGGTTGGAAATGGTTGGGCTTGACACCAAGGAAGTCCGTCAAAAGATTTTGGATTATGCGAAGGTTCGCGGCATTTTAAAAGAAATTGCCAATGATACCTATATCAATCTTTTGACCGGGGAGCAGTTTACTGCGAATGCTGATAATTTAGATACCGTTATTAGTAAAATAGGAATTCCTTTAGATCAGTTATTGTCAGTAATTTCTAAATTTGAAGTTGCCGGCCGTGACTATATTTTTGGGAACGAAGAGTATGGTATAATCGGAGCATTCACGTATTTAAAAGCTGCTATCTGGGGGCTCGACGATCTTGGTACAGAAGGTATATTGGGGGCTATAAAAAGTGCGGCCGATGAGGCATTTGACAAATTTGATTATAGTAATCTTATAAATGCCTCCATTGCTTTTAATAAGTTTACTAAACGGCTAATTTTAGGCGAAGGCCCCTTAGCGGATATTAAGAATGCATTTACTGGCTTATTTACTATATTGCAGCAAGTAAAAGACTTTATTTCCCAAATATGGCATGCAACCGAACCGGTTCGCAAGGCGCTTGGGAATTTAGCCGGCGCATTTCTTAATTTATTTGGTAAGATTGGACTTGCTTTATCTCAAAGTAAAGCATTTTCTGATGTTTACCATGGATTTTTAGATGCGGTTCAGTATGTTTCAGACGCAATTGCTAATTTTATAAATTATATTGCTGAGAAAATATCGAACTCCGAACTTCCAAATCTTTCTGATATTCTTAGCATTATTACTCAACCTCTAGTCAAATTGTTTGAAACTATTGGTAAACTCGATTTTAATAAACTTGGTGAAAATTTATCAGTTGTTTTTGACAAAATTGGGGAGGCGTTTTCGAAACTTAAAGAGGCTACTGGAAATATTAATCTCCAAAAGATAATTGAGTTTTTTGATACGATCGTTAACGATATATTTGAAAAACTTAAGCGCTTTAAGGAGTTCCTAAAGGAATTTTTTGGAGATGCGGATATTTATAAGTTCTTAAAAGACTTTATTAAATTTGGAGGACTTGTTGGAGCAAATACGCAGTTTGTTAAGATTCTGTCTAATTTTGCAGCAGTCCCAGAAAAATTTGGTGGTCTTGTTGATAATATTTCCAAGAACATTACAAATCTTGGCGGAATTAAGGATGTTTTTGAGTCAATTTCTAAAATATTCAGCGGCGACGGGGCAGAGAAAAAGATCGATTCCTCAAAGATTCTTGATTTTGCTAAAGCAGTTGGTATCCTTGCCGTATCCCTATTTGTTTTAAGCCTCGTTGATGGCAATAAGCTTCTCGGCGCAGTTGGCGCGCTTGGCAGTATGGTTGGCATATTAGTTTTAGTAATTAATACTATTAATACGCTTAAGCTTAATAAAAAAGAAGTACTAACTGCAACTGCAGCCATTGCGGGCCTTGCTGTTTCTATGCTGATAATGGCGGCTTCTCTGGCAGTATTTACGTTGATCGCTAAGTCCGCCGATAATGCGATTGCCGGTGTTTTGACTATGGCCATAGTGCTTGGAATGTCAATAGTTGCTATTGAGTTGCTTGGAAAGGCAGCCGACAAAGTTGGTAAGAAAAATATTCTAACCGCTGTTGGGGCTCTTCTTATTATGGCGACGGCTATAACAGTACTCGCCATAGCAACTGCAATATTTGTAGCTGTTGCAAAAAGCGATAATCTTGTTAAAGGCTTGGCATTAATGGCTGGTTCTCTGCTCGTTATTTCCGGAGCATTTGCATTGCTTGGATATTCGACGAAAAAGATTGGCAAGGCGAATGTGCTAACTGCTGCTGGGTCACTTCTTATTATGGCAACGGCTATGATCGCCATTGCCGCGGCGGTTGCTATATTTGTAGCTATTGCCGGAAGTGATAATGCTTGGAAGGGCTTTGCTCTTATGGCCGCCACTATTACAGTTATGGCAACGTCGCTTGCTTTGCTTGGAGCCATTACAAAAGAGCTTGGGGCAGGACGTGTGCTAGCTGCTGTAACTGCAATAATCGCTATATCTGCGGCCATGGTTATTTTATCTGTTGCCCTTGGCGCGTTTACTTTAATCGCTGGAAGCGGAAATTCCTGGACTGGTTTTGCTCTTATGGCAGCCACCATAACAGCCATCGCAACGTCACTTGCTTTGCTTGGGGCAATTACAAAAGAGATTGGGGTTGGCAATATTCTTGCGGCAGTTGGGGCCTTGTTAATCGCATCCGTTGCTATAACGGTTCTTGCAGTCGCGATGGCGGCATTTACGTTGGTTGCAAGCGGCGATAATGCTATGTCTTCTATATTCTTATTAGCTGGCGCTTTAGTAGTTATGACTGCTGCTTGTTATGGACTATCGTTTATTGCTGGTCCGGTGCTAGCTGGAGCCGGAGCGATGCTTGTTATGGCGCTGGCAATCGGCGTATTGTCTATTGCAATCTTTGCCCTCAACATGGTTCTTCCAGATTTCTCTAATGCAATTGCTTTATTTGGCGAGGGTATCTTTAAGCTCGTTGAAGGTATCGCATTGGGCATAATTGCTCTTGGAAATGCTATCGGAACTGCTATTTACACCATTTTGGAAAAAGTTGGCTCCGGTGTTGGCAAGCTTATTGAAAAGATTGGCGAAGGAATTGGCTTAGGCTTTGAGAAGATTGGCGAAGGTATTACTAGAATTGGTGATGGCATAGGCGATATTGGCGACGGTATTGGTGATATTGGCGATGGCCTTATTAGGTTTAGCATTGGGGCTAAGAGTCTTGAAGACGTTAAGTGGCTAAGTATAGGCGCTAGCGTTGCTGGGTTTGCGACAGATCTTGGAAAGCTTAAGAAGAACTCCCCAGATTTTAGCTATTTAGACATTGATAAGTTTGTTGCGTCGATTGAGTTGCTAATCGGCGGCCTTGAAAACTTATTGCCGAATCTTGAAACCATGGGCGAGAAATGGGATAAGGCTATATCCGATGGTCTTAGACACGGCCTTCCGCATTTAAAACTAGAGTTTAGCGCAATCCAAACGGCTCTTATTAACACTGCACGAGGATACTATAATTCTTGGTATTCTATTGGCCAAGATGCAATGTCTGGGTATGCAGACGGCATAAAGGGCTCTTCTAAAAATGTTAATTCTTCAGTGTCGACAGTCATTAAGGGCGGAATTAATTCGGCTAAAGCAGCGCAACAATCCAAGTCCCCATCAAAGATTTACGCAGAGCTCGGAGGTTTCGGCGGTCAGGGCTATGCAAATGGTTGGCTTAGCAAAGCTGGCGTCGTTGAGGATGCAGTTTCCGAAGTGGTGTCTAGCCCATTTGCTATTGCCGAGTATACCGCAAATGCGATTCAGGCCATCCTTAGTTCCGACTTTACGCCGACCATTAGACCGGTTCTCGACTTTGAGTCTATCCGTCAGCAAGCCGGTGCAATTAATGGCCTTATTCCAGAGACCTCAATTAGTGGTGTTCGCCAAGTAAGCAGCCAGTATCGTTCAATGAATGCAAATCAAAATGGAAGCGATATGGTGACCGGTTCTCCAATTAATAACTACTTCACGATTTACGCATCGGAAGGTCAGGATGCTAACGATTTGGCCAATGCTATTTCTAGAAAAATTAATGCTAGTGTCGAAAGGAGAAAGAGCGTATGGAAGTAAATTCGTTTACATTTAATGGCGTTAACTCCCTCGATATGGGTATTTATGTTTCTAGTCGAGGTGAGTATAAAGAGCCAGAGAAAGATTATGAGGTGGTCTCCGTTCCTGGTAGGAGTGGGGACCTCCTCTTCTCCAATAATAGACTTAAGAACATTGAAATACCCTATAATGTTCTTATTCCACCAAATGGCTGGAATGAGGATAAGGACCTATACTTGACCAAGGTTCGAGCAATTAAGAATTGGCTTTATACATCTGATGGCTATTGCCGGTTAACCGATACCTATAATCCAGAGGAGTACCGAATGGCCGCATATGTTGGCCCTTATGACCTCGAAAGCTATTTCTCAACTGCCGGTTCTGTTGAGCTAGTCTTTAACTGCATGCCCCAGCGTTTTTTAACCAGCGGTGAAGAGTTTGTTACATATACTAGTGGAAGCATAGTTAATCCTACAATGTTTGATGCAAAGCCAATCCTATCGCTTAATTGCGAGGCGTCAACTGCCGGGTCTATAACAATTAACGGTAGAACTCTATATGTTAGCGCGGACAATACTTACACTACGATAACCGCCGACTCTGCACTAGAAAGCGCATTTTTAAACTATTACGAACTCAATGTTGGCCAAAAGTACGTAGATTTAAATGCTTATGTATCCGGTAAGTACCCAATATTAAAACCCGGCTCAAATGCAGTTTCTGTTTCTGGTGGGGTTACTTTACATGGATATATTCCGAGATGGCATCGGTGATTTACTAGTAATGTGGAGATGCTAAAAATATGGCAAATACTATAATACATATTCCAACGATAATCAAAAAACTATATTTTGGCTTTGACCGTTATGGAAATTCTGGTAGTACAATAACTAATAATGATAGCGGTGTTGTTACCACCATGTATAATGATGTTCTTTACTTTGGCACTAGTCGACGACTAGTAGCGGAGTTTAAGGATGATGTTACCAACTGGACTGGCACAATTTCATACGCAATATACAAGGGATCTAATAAACTTTCATCTGGCGAGCTTATGACGGTTATTAATGGCCAAAGAACGCAGACGGGTATTTATTCGTATAGGTTCCAATCAAGCGGGCTTACCGACTATCATGTGTATTTTACAGCAACTGAAATGTCAATGCTTAGTGTATCCGTTCCGGAACAAATTAGTCAAATTTCATTTAGCAACGGAAGAGTTTATAATTCGTCGTCGCCGTCTCCAGTGCTTTTCAATTCTAAAATAACGGTTAGCTCGATTACATTGCCAAGCAGTTATAGTGACGAGTATGGCTCCATAGTTGCAAAGCAAGGCGAACACCCTCTTGGTTTAGTTGCGGAAATTAAGAATGGTGATGTCCACATTTCTGATTATGAAATAGAATACGACGGCTCTGATTCCTCAGTTGAATTTTATTATGGCACTAAGTTAATTAAGTTCCATGAAGACGGCCAACTTGCATTAATTGAAGCCGTCTCTACTGATGAGTATGTGCTTCCTGAGTGGACGAGTTCCGGTAAGTCGTTATTGGGATATTCTTATAATGGGAATATTTATAACCCCGGAGATACTATATACATTAATGACGTTGCTGATATAACCGTAGTTCTTATTCCCAACAATGACCAAGATACAGACGATGGGATAGTAAGCCCGATTTTATTTGGGCCTAACGGGGAACCGTACGCAACATATATTTGGAAGAAATATTCATATCCAAAAGCTAATCCATCTTCCAAATTATATGTTTCGACTAGTCAGTATCCATCTTTACTATCCATATCTTATTATGGATCATATCCGCATTATTATAGTGGAATACTAACCCCAATGATGTTTACTTCAATTCAAGGAACACCATATATAGCTGATGAGAGGATTGAGGAGTTACTTAACTCTGTGGCTGACAAGTACATATCAACTTCTGGTAATATATATCAGTTTGATCAGCCGCTTAATTGGGGGCGTGATAGTTCCGGGGTATATGTAATGTCTAAACAGCTGGAGAATGCTGCTGGTGATTATATCGAGGATGTCTATGCCGGAGCCGAAATGTATCCAGATAATAGGAATTCTGGGAGATATTGGTACATTAAGCAATCCGGGGGGCAAAACCTATTTTCTGGATCTGGTTATGGTCGAATGATCGATGCTACAGAGTGGCATGTGGAAGAAGAATTAAATGGCCAATACGAGCTTAATATGGTATACCCATCGTCCGGTCCATTATTTGAGCATATTAACCGCAGAGCCATAATTCGTGCGAAAGTAAGCCCATTTGACACTAAGACTCAGGACTTTAGAATCTATGACATAACTAAGCCAATTAATGGTCTTGTTGAGATACGGGCGCATCATATTTCCTATGACTTATCAGGCGTTATTGTTAAGGGCTTTACTGCAAATAATCCATCTTCGGCTATGGCCGCAATCACCAATAATCAGGTCGGTTCTTCTGGATTTACGTTTACTACAACTGTAAGTGCAACAAAGGAGTTGGCAATTACTGCCCCGACATCTGTTCGAGCGGCCCTTGGCGATGGTGGAGCGTCTGTTCTTGGATGCTATGGTGGTGAGTTTGAGTGGGATAATAAGACCGTTAAGCACTCTCTAAATCGCGGCCAGAAGCGACCAGTTAGAATTGCGTATGGCGTTAATATGATCGATTTCCAGCAGGAAGAAAACATTGCTAATTGCGTCACCTCAGTAATTGGCTATGTTCGACAGGAAGGTTCGTTTATTTATGGTAATCTTATTCGAGCTGACGGGTTTGATTACGATAATTCGATCGCTGTCGACTTCACTTCAAAATGGAATAGTGATACTGCCCCTAGTGCATCTCAAATCGATACCATGACTAGAGAGTACATGTCTTTAGAGTCAAGTAATATTGGCAAGCCTGAGATTTCCATTGAGGTGTCTTATGCTCAGCTTTCAAAGGCACTGAATTCTATAGCAAACCCTCCATCTGAATATGATGCTTTGGATGTTGGCGATATTATTACTATTTACTTTGAAAAGCTTGGTATTGATGCAGAGGCTGAAGTTATTAGTAAAAACTACAATGGTAAGCTTGACCGATATGATTCTATTGGTGTTGGCGATAGAGCTAAAAATTTAAGTGACACAATTCTTGCTCAGAGCACCATTCTTGAGAAAACGGTTACTAATGACTTTATGGTGGACGCAATCGCCAACGCAACTAGACTGATAACTGGAAATAAGGGCGGAAATGTTGTCTTACATGATTCGGATAATGACGATAAGCCGGATGAGATTCTAATTATTAACACCGATAAGATAGAAGACGCTACCGAAGTTTGGCGATGGAATAAGAGCGGCCTAGGCTATGCGACCGGCCCAAATGCTTATGCTGGTCCGTACGCATTAGCAATGACAAGCGATGGCCATATTGTCGGAAGCCGGATAGACGTAACCGGAATGACTGTTGGCACTGCAAATATTGCGGACGCAGCTATAACAAATGCCAAAATTAATACTTTGGATGTAAATAAACTTACAGTTAATGGTTCTTCTATTGGAACAAATAATAGAAAAACTAATGACTATGTAAAAACTTTTTATGCCAATGACATTCTAGTTTCCGCCCAACAATTTCCAGATGGGAGTTATGGAACTGGAACATTAACGATGTCTACGTTAGCTAGTGGCGATGTCGTAATGGATGCCAATGGGATTACTGATAGAATTCATTCTACTGGAAAAACATATGCGACTTGGTATGATATTATAAACTCTACAGACCGAACGTCAAACGCCGTATTCGGGTAAAATGGTGGTGAATTAAATGGCTACGCCAACTAAATATGGAGAGTTAAGTATATCTGGCGATAATGCGTCATACACATTAACGCTTAGTGGAATGAACACCTCTAAGCGGTACTATGTGTTCATTGCCGACTTGAATGCTAGCGGCACGGCCGATTACTACTACTGTCGTAGAAGCTCTATTGGTAGTTCATCTAGCTGGACTTATAGCGGCTCTTCAAG